AGGAGACCTATCTCTTCTGGTAAAGAAGTTAAATTATTTTTAGACAAATCAAGTACCTTTAAGTTTTTAAGGAGACCTATTTCTTTTGGTAAAGAAGTTAAATTATTTTTAGACAAATCAAGTTTTTTAAGGTTTTTAAGTTTACTGATTGATTCTGGTAACAAAGTTAACTTATTAGAACTTAAATAAAGGTTTTCAAGGTTTTTAAGTTTACTGATTGATTCTGGTAACGAGTTTAAACGATTAAAACGCAACCCAAGAGACGTAAGGTTTTCAAGGTTACCGAATTGTGGTGGTAATGTGGTTAATTTATTAGAATCCAAAAAAAGATAATCTAGTTTTTTAAGATTACCAATCTCTTTTGGTATCGAGGTTAAATTATTATTATCCAAATAAACCCATATAAGTTTTTTAAGTTTACCAATAGATGATGGTAAATTGGTTAAGCTTTTAAATGATAAATCAAGTCTGCTAATATTCATGTTCGTAACACCGAGGTTACGAAGTTCCTTGGGAACATTGGAGTTACTCATATACCTTTACATGATATATTTTTTTTCAGGGTTTAGGATCTGTATAGTAAATTTTGTTTCGTGTTTAAAAAGTAATCAGACTTTTTCATGGGTCCATAAATTTACCGTGTACCTCACAGTACCATTTATTAATTCGTTGGTATAATGCGGGTGTGTCCAATAAGGCGGAAATGCAATCGCTTGCCCTTTTTTTAATTTAATACTTCTTCCGTGTTCGGGAAAACACAATTCACCACCTTGATAATCCCCATTTAGAGATACGATAATGCTCATATTTCTCAATTCCGATGCGGGACATTTTCCGTCCTTATCGATTTGTTTACCGAGTACTACACCGTCTTTGTGTAATCGCGTCGCACCTGTAATTTTACGCAAGGTTGGTGTCGTGAACCCACCCATCTCTATGTCATATGTTTCTTTAAAGTTTTTACACAGTTTAAGTATCCTTTCAAACATAAGGTCAGTCACTTTTTTCTTAACATCTGGATCCGATAATTCTACTATATTGACACTATCGGCTACAACGTTTGCTCGTGGCCCATATTTCTCACGCCCTTTAACTGCATATGTGTTTGTTATATTTATGAAATACTCACATTCCTCTTCAGTAAGAACATCATCGAATAGAAATATACCATCTTTTGGATATTTCGATTCCATTAAACTAATATTGATTATTTTTTTTATATATGGTTATGTTAAGATGATACTTACGTTACTCCTCCTTATCATAAACAGTATTATATTCATAAATGTAAAAGAACCATCAAACTTAACGGAAGTGCGTGAAAAGTACAGGACACTCCGAGATCACCTCAGGGAAACAAATAATGAAGAATTCAAAATATTGTGTAAAGAAATCCCCATCACCGCACACCGTCGTTTAAATGGTTCAATTGGCTACAATGTAAGTAAAGGTAGTGATATAGGTATATGTATAGACGGTGAACCGAACGAAATATTTCATGTACTTTTACACGAACTCGCGCACTGTACCGTAGACGAATATTCACACAGTAAAGAGTTCTGGAACAATTTTGATAAACTTAGAACAATATGCGTTTCACTTGGAATATACCAGGAAATACCACAGCGCCGTGAGTTTTGTGGTAAACACATCCAGGATAAATAATATTTAGTAGTAATAAATGCAATCTTTTGGTGATTTAATGAAAGCATATTTGTTATTGAACACTTTACTCGCAACTTTGAGTACACCCCTACTTTTAAACGATACATGGTTAAATGTGTTCATAATTATGGTCGTTACACCATTAATTATTACTGTGTTACCACGTGGTGGTGATATGTTTGGGCGTTTAGCTATGGATGCACCATTTTTGATGGTTACAACTTTATTAGGTATGGGTATAGTTGATGTTATTTCTAAGATAAATAAAAGGTTCGAAAAAGATTTTAGAGATTACGGTAAAACTACGAAGAGTACTGGTATTGTTCTAGGACTTCGCGCAGTTGGATTACTGTTCGGATTTCTCATTTCCTATTTTGTCTTCGGAAAGAGAATGTATAAACACTATAACTATAATGCCACTTTATATTAAGCATATCTTCTCGCAATGTAAAAGGCGATCGCCGCGACCAAACCGGTCGATACTAAACCCACGGCACTTCGGTGTCCTTGGTCGTTCAAAAACGATGGGACGAAGTTTGCGAGTTTTTCTTGAACTGGCTTACTAATTGCCACCGCAGCACACGCCGCAACGATGAGTGCTTCGAACTGGTCATCAGTAAGGTTGAATGGATTTTTAGATTCTGGTTTCTTTTCCTGTGTTTTTTGTTGAATTGGTTGTTGTGCCATCATCATTGGTGTTTGCATGTGCATTTGCGTCATGCGTGGGTCTTGAGACATCATTGGTGGTTCCATTGGGTCTTCAGCTTGACCCATAATATCGGAAATTGAAGTAGAGTCCATCGTTTCTTTATTTTCACTCACATTTTTTTCGGGTGAGTTATTCGGCACGAAATTAGTAGACTGGTTATTATTTAACGATACCATTCCGTCACCGGAATCTGATAAATTCATAGTTCTAACGTCCGTCATTTATGGTAATCATAGGTTTTTAGACTCAGTCACTGACGCATCGCCTGAGTGTAAAACATATCTTAGGTACATACCCAAAAATGTATTTAAAACCTCACTTATACGTTTGGAATCGTGACAACCATCACTTTTCCTAAAGCCATCTGATGAGAGTTCGTTAAATTTTGCGTATGGGTACACCATTCTCGAAGTACACGTCCGTCTGATAAAATTTATTATTACTTTGTTTTTGTTATTTTAAGTCTCGTTTTTTTAGTTGCATTTTTAGCATCAGATTCCTTTTGATCCAAATATTTAGGATTATACATTTTTTTGTGAAGTTTCCAAAGATCCGGACTACCTACCCTGAAGTTTTTCCTGAGTGTAGCCTTGTACCAAAATACACAGTCCTCTATTTTATTACTTTTTGATGTATTATCTAACACTAAACACTCGTAGTTTTCTGTACATGCATCCATGACCTTACTAAACATATCAAAATTCGGAAAAATACCAAAAAATGATTTGTATATCTTTTCTCTATTCTGAATGATATTTTCTCTTAAAACAAATACGTAATCGACATTTGCTCTGAGCGCAGGTGGGAGATCCATGACGTATTGCATAGTAAGCATGAAAAATATATTATAGTGTCGTCCATTCATAAAACATTGACGTATACACTTATCTTTTAAGAATTTACTATCATACATACAATCATCTAAAAGCATAAATGTACCATTATTTATACTCTTACCTTTCGTACCAACTAATTTTCTTTGTCTCGATATAACTCTCTCTATAGCATCTCTATCGTAATCACCATATACAAACAGGTCTGGAATAAATTCCCCGTAAAAATGATTCCCTTCTTCTGTACCGGATAGAACAACACCGGCTGGTATATGTTTCTTATAATACATAATGTCTTTTACAAGTGTTGATTTACCCGTATTACGTTTACCTATAAAAACACATACCCTATCATCGGACATTTTTTCGGGTTTGAATTTTCTCAGTTGAATATTCATTCTATGATAGTGTATCGTTTTATTTCATAAAATTTTACTCACATAAAGTAAGAATGGCTGGTCGATTAAACCTTGCTGTCACGGGTATCCAGGACCAATGGCTTACTGGGGAACCCGAATTTTCGTATTTCCTGATGAATTTTAAACGACACACGAAATTTTCAATAGAAGCTATAGAAACACCGTTTGATGGTGATATTGATTACGATGCAACTGTAGAGTGTCGTATACCCAAAAACAAAGGGGATCTTGTTCGAAGCATGATGCTTAAATTTACTTTACCGCAACCGTCCGGTACAGCATCGTCTGGATACGATATAAGATACATGAAATCTATAGGTGCTCAAATCATAGAGTACGCAGATCTTTTGATTGGTGGTCAAACCATTGAACGTATAACAGGTGATTATATATACATGTATGATCAAATACACAATAACAAAGACGATATAGACCAAACGCTTTATTTCTTAACGGGACACGATAATTACATAGCGGTTTCATACGATTGGGATTATAATGTCCTTTTACCGTTCTATTTTTTTAGACACCCGAGTTTAGCTATACCCGTATGTGCACTCACAAAACAACTCGTTGAGGTACGCATAAAGTTTAAAAAACTCGAAGATGTTATTATTCAGTATAAAACTGCTACGGATATCATCGATCCACCTTCAGACGTTTCTTCATCAATTAAAAAAGTATCACTCGTCACCGATTTCTTTTTTGTTACGGAAGATGAAAAGAACTTTTTAATGTCTAAACCAATAGAATACGTTATAACCCAACTCCAAATGTCACAATTTAAGTTTAAACCGAGTGAATCTAAAAAGGCGGGTATGCTTAACTTTAAACATCCAGTCAAGGAAATGTTCTTCTTAGCAGTGAGTGATGATGTTCACAAACTCAATCCAATAAAACACGTTACCATGAAGTTTAATAATAATACAATAATAGACGCCGATAACTTAATGTTAAGTTACGAACAGCCTCTGAAATATTACACGGGTGTTACTGAAAACAACTTCGGGGTATATAGCTTTTCACTTAAACCCGAAACGTATTACCCAACAGGACAGGTAAATATGAGTAGAATAGCACACAATTTAATTGAAATCGAGCTCGACGCACCTGATACGAACTACGGTCACAAAGTTTACGTATACGCTGTAAACTATAACGTATTGCGAATAAATAGCGGTCTCGGGGGTTTAAAATTTTAGTGCCTTATACTAGTAATGGCTGGTCGTGTTCAATTAGAAACATCCGGTCCACAGGACGCCTTTTTTACGGATAATCCAGAGTATACATATTTCATAAAGAATTTTCAAAAGCATACGAACTTTGCACCCTTCTTTGTTGATATCGATGTAGATGGAGAAATTGAGTTTGGAAATACCATCAGGTGTACAATTCCCCAAGACCAAGGTGATCTTCTCAAAACCGTAAGTTTGAAAGTTGAGTTAAGTGCTATAGATCAAAGTTTAAAACCTGGATACGACGGGTTTGGTTATGTAGAATCTATAGGTCACGCCATGATTGAATACGCTGAACTCGTCATAGGAGGTGAAGTTATACAACGCATACCGAGTGATTTTTTAGCTATATATTCAGATAATTATGTCACACAGACGAAACAACACAATTTAGCCAAACTTATCGGTAAACCACCTTTAGAATTTTCCGGTACACCCGTTACAAATAACTCTATACTTGGATACCTTGGGTACGCAACCTCTGATGCAAAATATTTTGTTGATATTCCGTTTTACTTTTATAATAACCTAGAATTGGCTGTACCACTCTGTGCCATAAACCAACAGGAAATTGAAATTATTATTAAATTAAGGGATGTAAAAGACTGTATTTATGGTAAACATAGTATAGATCAAGAATCTTATTATATAGGCGAGTCTCCAAAAGGACTCATAAAAAGTGCTAAAATAACACTAGAAATGGTTTCTTTGGACGAAGAGGAAAAACAGAAGTTAAGTATTCAAAGAATAGATTATATAATTACACAAATACAGGAAAGTAAATCTATAATACCAATAGATGCAAATATAGATAATTATGTAGATGTTACTCATAGACTCCAATTTAAAAATCCAGTAAAAGAACTTTTTTTCATCGTACAAAGATTAAGAAAGGTTGTAGGTGGTCATTTTGTAACTAACTTTGATTATGATTCAATATTTCAATTGTATAATGGTGATTACATAAATTATGAACATTTAAAAAATATTCAACTTATACTCGACGATTCGACCGTATTAGACGAAAAAACGGGTAATGTTATTAACTTACGCGCGGTACAAAGTGGTATACATCATTCAAGAACGCAATTGTTCAGAAGATACTATTCGTATAGTTTTGCACTCGAACCCGAACGGTGGTACCCGACAGGTCAAAGAAACTTTAGTTTAATTAAAGATCAAATATTAAAAATGAAAATAACACCGGATACATACGCAGAAAGAGAACTTAGAGTTTTAGGCCTAAGTTATAATATACTCCGTGTAGAAAACGGTATTGCTAAAACACTGTTTAACGTATAGTATAATGAATCAACGAGAAAAAGACGCAAACATAAACCTAATTGAACAAATACAGGAATCTGCCATTAACATTATCCAGCCCGTACTCGAAAAGTCCATGATACTCGCAGCAGAATACGCAAAGGCGTGTGGACGTGATATCGTTCTCGGTGAAGATATGGAATATGCAATGAAATATTGCGCCATGTACGAAGTTGGTAAGAAAATGGGTTCACAATTCCCAGAACTTTATGATGAAGAGTCTTCAGGTGAAGAAGATGAAGAAATTGAAATTGAAGAAGACGAAGACGTACCTTTTACGCGATATTCAGGACGCGAATATAAATTCGTTAAAATGAATATGGCGTATGATAATTGGAGTACATGGGAACCAAAAAATCCGTCAGAACAGATGTTAAAAAATGCCATAGATAGTAATGAACACATCAGGACCAGAGGGGTACACGACGACATCTAAGTATTTTAAGATACGCGATGATGAAAGTTCTGATTCTGATTCGGATTCGGAAACTGATTCGGATTCGGAATCGAGTTCGGGTACAGTACCTATAAATATAGGTATGTTAAAAGGATATTTAAACCCAAAATATTATAAAGAAATTTTAGTCGAAGAAGATTTACTCCCCGATTAAAATCTCAGGATACTATATATAAAAATGTCTACTGCTGCTGAAACTGTTACGCTCGTCGCCCGCGAACTCGAGTCCCAATCTCTCAACGCCGTCGTTGCTGGATTCTCTTTCGCCGCTGCCCTCTCATGGATGGACTTGGTGAGATGGTTGGTTAACCAAATTGTCAAGGTCAACAAGAACGGTGGTATGAACTACACGCTCACGGCCTTGTTCACAACGCTCTTGTCCATCTTGGTCTACGTTGGTATCTCCCGTGTTTCCACACGTGTCCAAAAGCCAGCCCAACCAATCTTCGCGGTTACTCGATAAGTTTTGGTTTTTTCATAACCAATAATAAAAATAATCCGGTTGCGACTACCATAAATATAGATATAAATGCATCCCATCTACGCGGATCCTCTAGCTCGGGGATACTCATAGGTGGTGGAAGAGAAAAGTCTCGTTCCACTTTAGCAATATTCTCAAGTTTATCAGTAGAACACGTCACCGCGAGTTTAAGTATATGATTCGCATTTCTAAAATCGTATGGTATTAATCTATTGTTACTACTGTAATAAAACTGAACACGTAAACTGGATATCGTTTTTTGTGATCCGGAATCAAAATTGTGTTCGACGGTATCGTCAACACCCGAATAATTGATCACGTCACCACACAAAAGTATACGTCCTGTATAAAACGGTGTTTCCGAAAACACGGTTTTATTAAATTCGTCCGATCCGCTACTCATTTTAACAATAATTGCATCAGCACCCTGTAAATTAATACTTCCCGTTTCTAAAGTATAAGGCGATGATGTGGTAGATGAAACGTTACTTGCCGGTAAACCTAAAACATCGTATGGTGTTGTGTACCCATTCGTACCAGTAGCGTAACCGTTCGCACCCCCGTAAAATTCAAATGTAAACGGTGCACTACCCGTAAACGTTATAGCATTCGTTTCCTTATCAAACACGGCAGATGTAATATCACTAGAGGCTGTTGCAACCGCCT